CCGCCGCTGCCATGTACTTGTTGCGAGACGAGACAAAGCATGTCTGGGACTCGTTCCGATACTACGCCTTCCGCGTAGCTCCGCCCGCTCCGATCGTCGTACACGAGCACGTCGCCAAGGCACTTCCGGCGCTCAACACGCAACTCCCCCTCCTCCCGGTTCGCGATGGAGCCAAAGTCGAACCGCCCGGCCTGTACGACCCCAACCCCCCCCCGGATAGCGGCAAAGCCATCCTCCACCTCGTCACCCCCGCAGTGTCGGGGGCCGTCCCAACGGTGGCAGCGCAAACCGTGCGCAACCAGATGGCAGCCATCACCAACCGCGCATGCGCCGAGGCCAAGCATGATGCCAAAGCTATGGCATCTTTCTGCGACTGGTTTCGGAGCACAGCGAAAGACCGCTACCCGGGGTTTGGAGACAAAACCATCCAGCCGAACTACAAACGCTGGCTCTCCCGTTTCCCTGGTGCAGTTCGCACGATCCTTGAAAAAGCCCGCACCCGACTTGAGGCATCGCCCATCACCACGGGCGAGTTCTACCGAAAGTCCGCCTTCGCCAAGATAGAGAAAGGCAAGCCAGCGACCGAGGAAGGAGGTGAGGACTACGACCCACGCAACATTATCTCGCCGTCTCCCTACTTCAACGTCGTCACAGGGCCCTTCTCATGGGAAGCGTACAAATCCATGTGCTCAATCATGCATCGCCAGTCACGCCGCGCACTGTCCGCAGGCCTCACCGCTGAGCAGCTCGGTGAACGGCTCCAGCGGCTCCTCAACCACTGGCCCTTCGCATGGATCTTGGCCACTGACTGCTCGCGCTTCGACAAGAGCGTCAGCGAGCCCATCCTTGAGCTGATGATCTTCGTCCTCCAGATGGCCGGGTCCGACTCCCAACCCGGCTTCGGCGAGGAGAAAAACCTCACTGAAGTCATCCGCAAGTCAAACGTGGGCATTGGCAGATCCCACGGCGGCGTCACCTTCCTCATACCGGGCACTGTCAAATCCGGCGACCCCTGGACATCGTTCTTTGACAGCCTCATCAATGACGCCATCCACGAGTGGTCCCTCTTCCTGCAGCACGGCCAACTGCCCCAGCAGATTGACGCCCTGTGGGATGAGTTCGGACCGGACTACTCAGCAGAACTCGCACCCCTCGCGTTGCCCGAGGTCCGTGCTGACTTCCTGGACTACAACCCGCCGGCACCGGCAGACACGAAAGAGATCGCCGACCTTCCAAACCTCAACACCGGCGACTTCATGGGCGACGACAACCTTACAGTGTTCATCCGCCACGGCCTCGACGTTGCTCGCCTCGTCGACGACCTGCGCTCAATCGGGTTCTCAGCCAAAGCCACCTTCCTCCCTGCAACCCATCTCTACCAAATTGAATACTGCAGCGCCCTCTTTTGGCCCGTCGACAACAACAACCTAGTCCTTGCCCCAAAACCCGGGCGCGTGCTTTCGCGCATTGGCTGGCTCGTCAAACCACCACAGGGACAAAGCGTCCTCGGCATCATGCGCGGTGTCGCGATCGGCATTAAACCAGCTGTCAATCACATTCCCATTGTGTGTGAACTGGTCGATCGCATGTTTGAGCTCACAGAGGGCAAGCAGCCGGTCCATCTCAAAGACCACAGGTTGGCCTTCACTCCTGAGCGCGCTCACGACGCCTGCGACGCCACCATGGCGTTTTTCCTCCGCCGCTACGGATACACGGCCGCAACTGGACCCGGCCGTCGACGAAATCAAAGCTGCCGAAACTCAAACTCTCCTCCACCTCCCACAACTCAACCGCGTCATCAAGCTTGACGTGGGCTCATTCGCTGCCAAGTTTGCCGAGTACATTCACAGCATCGAAGAGGACATACGCATCAACAATCTGCGCAACCTGATGAAACAGATGGAGCCGGCGAAGGGCGTCACTGACCTGCCCTCCCGGCCGCTGTATATCCGCGACGTCCTTTTGTCGCCCCTTATCGAGGAGATAGTCAAACACAAGATCCACTGGAAGTGGACCGGCGCCTTCATTGCACTCGAGTGG